GTTCATTACTTAATAGTGTCCGCACACCAGATCCTACTGTAACATAGGAATCTTGGATTTACCAAGACTTATGGTTACGATAAATACTCAGATTTTGCCAAAATATGGCAAGATTCAAGTAATTTCCGTAACAAGATAGGATTAGATGCAGTTTGCTTAACATAATTTTTATTACTAAAAATTATATTAGCATCAGATGATTTTAGAGTTTTAAAGTAGGGTAACCATTCCCCACCATATAAAACATCAAAATCATATGCTTGCTTCATTTGTGATAAATATGATTCTTCAACATATTTTCCATAAACGAAAGCATAAGGATGTGCATAAACAACATCCGGATTGCATCTTTCCTCTGAAGTGAAATATAAAAGAGCTCTTTCGAGTCTCATTTGTAAATCACCATAGTAGGAACTTGCTGCTTCTTCAAATGTTTGAACAATACAATTGATTAACATTGCTTTCGCTTTGTTAACCATATTGCATGATAGTTGAGGATAATCGTGATCCCTCTGAATCTCTCTTACGAGATTTAAGGACTCGTCATATCCTCTCAATCTATTGAACAACATTTTGGAATACTTTATCTTAATCTCCCTCTTCTTTCTGGATTTACTCCTAAAAGGAAAAGGGTGAGAAGAATAAAATATACAAACAGCATCTAAAATCGAAGTACATGGAATCCAACCCCTACTAAAGTGAAGACTAAGAAGTTCTATGAATCCAAAGTAAGATTTGGATTCACTTAGTCCAGCTTTAATAGGAAAAGGACTTATTTCACCAAAAGGAGTGAACAGTCGTTTCGCAAACTCAAATAGTGAATTACCTATATGAGATTTTTGAAATTGAATGTCCATTCCAATGAGTGAAATAATTTCCATGTATTTTGATGCTAGATCGTCATCGAAAATGATAATATCATCTCCTAATAATTTATAATTTGCCTTATACCAAGAAATATTAATTTCTTGGCAGCAAACATAAATTAAAAAGTGCGACGGGCTGGTGACCGTCACTCGAATCGCGGGTCAGGCGCCTGATGCCGGCCGGCTCGGGCCGAGCTGAATCGTCCCGGCATCCCTGAATCGGCGCCCACCCGATCTTTCCGACTGGTGACGTCAATTCAGCTCGATATGGGCGGGTGTTTTTGTCTGACCGCTCGACTACGGCCAGCACCCGGCCGAGGTCGGAAGACCGAACGAGAAGTCGGTGTTGCTGAATCCCCCCATACGACAAATAGGTTCCGCTGTCGTCGGCCGTGAGCAACTCAACTCGCAGCCCGGCGACAAGGCATGCTTCAGCTATGACCTGGGCGCGGAAACGGTCATTGCCCACCGGGACGTATGTCAAGTCCTCC